TGGTCCCTTCTGCAGCACCGACTGTACCAATGGTCCCTTCTGCAGCACCGACTGTACCAATGGTCCCTTCTGCAGCACCGACTGTACCAATGGTCCCGACTGTACCAATGGTCTCTTCTGAAGTACCGGATGTATCTAATGATCTGATTAAAACATTAGGTCTCCCGGCAGCATCATTCTGAAGTATCGACTGTACCAATGGTCTCTTCTGCAGTCCCGACTGTACCAATGGTCTCTTCTGCAGTCCCGACTGTACCAATGGTCCCGACTGTACCAATGGTCAATACCGGTGGTATATAACTAGACTCCTACATAAAAGAAAAAAAAACATATTCCTGTTTACAACAGGCATATGTGAAATTATATATTAGAACAAGAAGCACCTGTCAACAACCAAATATCTCTGAAACATTTAAACAATCTGTCACCAGTTCCATTAAGGATTTTTTCTTGGAGACGGTTACTCCAAGTTTTTACATATTCAGTGACAGTGGAATCGGATAATGATATGACAAGAATGCCTTGACCATTCTCACTAAAAATCATATCTTTAAATTTACCAGGTATAACGGAAAGACTTTTGTTATTACTCCTCGATTTTCCCATTTTACCTTCCCTTAATTTTCTCAAAGAGGATGTTTTAAGATCATCATGAGCCGACAAAGGTTTATTATAATCATTTAATTCTGTAGTTCCTGTCTTTGAATTCCATAGTGACACCTGTCTGTGTTCGGAATAGGGTGCTAGTTTAACAACTATTTTATTTGGATACATTATAGCTCTGCTCAATGAAATTTCATCATATATGACCTTGGTGGCACCTTTCTTCATCTTCCATTTTCTGTCTCGACGACGTGTTGAATACATGTAAATTTTACCATCTATACGAAGGGCAAGACTTCCATCTTTACATGGAAACGCATCATCGACCGTTGTATTTGACAAATCTTTCCCATATATTTCATTAATACGGCGGTATTCCCATTGGGTTCGATGTGTTTCGCTTACCAATTGATATATACGACCGTCATTAGTCAAAACATGGATCTTATTAACAAATCGGAACATCTTGGATATTTGAAGATTTTGGTTTATGACCGAACTATCAACCATTGAATTAATAGATACCCTATACAATTCATTTTCAGTGACGACATAAATAACACCGGATACATCACTTTCACATAAAGAAATACCTTGATTAATGTTCCACCACCCTGACACCATATTAAACTTTGTATTGTCCAATTTAAGGAAATGACGATTTAGACATATCTGGTCATCTTGATAATTAGTCTTCTTAATTTCATCCATAGAAGAAGGTTTCTCTAGACATCTACCAGTATAACAAATATAGTTAGATGGACAAGTTGAAGATGTCACACATACGGTATTAGGTTCCATCTTACAAATGCCACTATCACATATTAGACCTTTCTTACATGGACATGATTCAAATAAATTGCCCAAATTAAGATTGTTGCCTATATCGATATTGTTAGTTGCCATATTCAAATCCAAATCAGGTTTATGGGACCGGGTCTCATAATCGGTTGAGGATCGGGTCATCTTTTGACGTAGGTTAGAATAATACACCCAAAGACCTATTAATATTATAAATAGAATAATTATAGTAACTAGGATAAATAAGATATTCCATGACGTCATCGATATTTTTGTCTTAAAATAGTTACTTTTTGATTTGAATTCAAATCAAAAAGTAGTTGTAATTTATAAAAATAAATCAGGATCTACTCCATAATGTTTAGCATTGGCACGTGCTACGTTCATTGTTTGGGGTGGGATTGAATCTTTCATCTTCAATAATTTTTTCAGGGAAAGTTTACCTTTGTGACGATATCCTTTTACATAGTATGCACATATCGATATTTCCTCGTCAAATCCCCATCCATACACATTATAATCAACAAATAACCCATCATTTGGTTGAGTAATTTTCTTACCACGTAATGCAAACATTAGAGCCAATTCATTCTTACCTTGTATACGGTACATTCGGGATATTTTATGGAGTGGTTCCGATCGGATAGGTCTCATATTCCATGCCCCTAGATACGAATTAGCAGCTCTTTCATAATCTCCCATACTTTCCCAACATGATCCGATCTGCATTTGGGAATAAAACACTTCTTCAGCCCATCCACCGAGTTTTATTCTTTCCTCGAAGAATTTAATAGCTTCGGTATTCTTTCCAGCTGATTGTAGAGTCTGGGCTAAATAATACGTGTATCTAACTTTAACGGATTCAGGCTCATTAGGGTCATCAAGACCCTCCCTCAGCAGAAGTTCATCTCGTTCATATTTATCTTGTTTATGACCACCATCACCTACATCATTAATCCAAACCAAAGGGCCTATTTCAGCATTGGTTGAACCACTCGCTTCCCAATATTCATGAGTAACTCCAATACATTTCCAATCCAGAGAGGTTTTAATCAATCTAGTATTTCGATAGATTATTTGTGGGTTCTTTTGATTGAAATAATATTGATCTTTGTCTAATTCGACATCACCCCATCCATCCTCCAATTTTAATACCATATCAGCATCTATCAACACACAATAATCAGAATCTGGAAAAGATTCCTTAGCCATTTGAAATGAAAGAGTTCTATTATAACCAAAATTCTTAAATTCCTCATGATGGATCTTGGTGGTTTTGTCGTTTTCTCTCCCCCATTTCTTAATCAGCTTAACTGTGTTATCGGTAGAACCAGTGTCACAAACACAAACATATTTAATCATTTCCTTCATAGCATCTAAACAACGATATACATTATCAGCTTCATTTCGAAAAATGGCAACATAACAAATATTTGCTTCAGACAACTTCATCCTGAATGGTTTTATTTTCGTATCTATGTTCATTTAGGACCTACACCGATATCTTATATCCATTTACATCATTTATATCTATCATATATTCTCTGAAATATTTACCATTTACAAATGGTAAATATTTAAAGATGAGATCGTCATCGTTTAATCGGAGTTATCGTAACAGTCATCGTAATCATATGAATCATATGAATCATCGTTCGTGTCATCCTTATTCCACATATACACACACCAAAGGAAAATAACAACCAAGAACAAGAAGATGAAAGCCTTAGTTGCGAGTCTCTTGTTGTAGTCACCCATTCGCTTGGACATGACGCGATCGAATGATGGGAGACTCATAAGAACGAACAGGAGAGTGATTATAATGCCGATAACCACAATGCAGAGAAATGTCTCTGATGAGGTTTCATCATCAGAGGTGTTGTTACCGAGAGCAAACTTCATGACCTTATGCTGGTCATCTGAAAGATCATCATATTCGCTATGTCCACCATGTTCATAACCATTACCGTGGCCGTAGCCATGTCCACCTTCAGAAGAGTCCGAACTGTGGGACATCGTGTTTTTAAAAAGGATGTATTTTTTTCATATAGATAAAAAAGTTTTATTAATAGATTATTTTGGTAAAAATAGAACAAAAACTTGACAAAAATGTCATCACCTGTAGGCTTCAATTCAGGTGCAGGGCTTTCCACACCACCTGAATTGGCTTCTATTCCTTCAATTAATAGAACTGGGCTTTTTGATGGGTTGTCACCTCCAGCATCACCCATTAATTCAGGAATTGTCGGACAGTCATCCTCAAGAGCGACAATTCCAATTCAATCAAGTAATGTACAGGAGGTAACCTTAAATAATAAATTAATTGGAATAGAACAACTGTCTCCATATTCCCCACCTAGAAGTACATCTAATGCTAGGAAACCGGTAAGACTTCAGGATATTCCTGTTAATACTAATAGCAGGAAATCTTCATACAATTCTGCTAATCAGGCATATTTAGCATCGACATCTCCCAATATACCATCCTATAATGTTGTAGAAAATGTAAAACCCAATAACATGTCACGCGGTATTAATTTCCCAGCTTCATTCAGTTCCCCTGAATCGAGTGTCGAAAATCAATTAGCTACATACGGATATATTACAATTGGGAGAATTATCACTAAAAATTCATCTTCCGAAATCGAAGGAAGATATCTCAAAACTATCAATAATAGGGGTCAAACTGTATATATCGACCCTTCTGATGTGGATGGTTGGATTGGTTACGAAAATACCGACATTGTTATGTATGAAACAGATAAACCAAGTAAGATACCTGTATCAGTTCGAAACGGTACATTAGAATCAGTAGGGATTGGAATATCAGGTATTGCATTCGAATGTGATGGTGAAATATGCACAATTATACGAGATGGTTCCATGAATCCATCAGAAACGGTCTTACATACTTTTAATGACAAAGACGGTATAGGAACTGATACCTTTATTAGTGAAGGATCTGTAATTGCATATCCAGTGGTAAGAATGGGTGAAATTTTAACTGATGACATGAGAGTGTCGCATAATATCGATATTGCAGTTGCCAAAATTAGGAATGTTGCATATAAATTTTGTCACGAAAATATGAGACAGATAATGGAACAAAGTAAAATTCTCAATACGAATTTTGATCAACTTAATAGTAATATCAAGCAAGCATTCTCTGATTTGGGTTCTTCTATCCGAACTCTTGAAAGTTATCGTGGAGACTATGACCAGCAACCGCCATCCAACGAAGAAGGTAAAGATAATTTGAGAAAGATTGCATTCAATCTTTCAGTTCGTCATGATATGATGGTTGATCTTTTAAAACTTTGTTCATCCGTCATCGGATATGGTGATCAGATTAGGGATCTTACCTCCAAATTTAAGGTAATAGATCAACATATCGCAAAGACTTATACTGGTGTTAGTACTGACGCATATTCTCAATAAATATAAATATAACATTTATTATATCTTATAATAAATGTTATCTCAACCTAATTAAACCTTTGTCGTATTATCATAGGTTTTTTTCTAAGAATAGCAACAAGGAACTAATATTTGTTATATGGTGATTTATATCAGATAAATATAAATACAAGTAATAGCATATCTATTTGAATCTCACGATGACCTATATGATAGATATATAAAGGTCCCAAACAAAACGACCCCACCAATAATGGCGGCTAAAGTCGCTACAATCGTATCATTGAGAGCTGTTTTGATGACTGGGATGTCTTTCACATCATCTCCTGCCTTATTAATATTATCCCAACCCAATGCAGCTAAAACACCCAATGCAATGACAACAGCTAAGGAGAAGAAGGACAAAAACTTATTATGTGTAGACAGGGTATATATCGATATAAATATTGCAAATATAATAAGACCTACTCCAATCCATCCCACTATCGAGGCATAGGTTAACCACTTATGGGCATTCTCAAGATCTGTATTACTTTTCAAATCAAACTTGGCTAATTCAGATGCTGCTTTAACTGAATAAACTGCTGAAAATATCAGTAAAGCCGTAATGATAAGGAATAGAAGAAATTCTAACCAAGCCATTTTTCGATATATAACTAAGTATCTTTTCTTTTATTAAAAGAAAAGATAAAACAAATACAATGCCAGATCGTGGTGGATTTGTCGTTGAAAAAGTGTTTCAAGAACAAAGTACATATGAAATCTTCAGAAATAGGTTTGTTATTTTCATCATTGCCGTAGCTGGTTTAATAGCAGCATTTGCATGGAATCATTTAGGTGTAATTGGAATAAGGAATAAATTAGATGATGATCCAGTTAGAGCCGCTTTCTTGTATGCTGTATTAATGACCATACTGTTTGTAGTAATTATTTTTTTCGCAGCGGTTCTTTTCAAGAAGATCTATGGATTTTAGAATAATTTATTGATAGACATGTCGATGGTATGACATAATAGCAAATGTAGTATAGAACATAAATATATGGTGTGATCTAAAAACAATACTCACTTGAATGTTTCATAATTTCGGAATATTATCCAAAAATATTTCATTTCCATGATGTCTTTGTTTATTGAGTGTCCCTATTGTGATCAATCCATCGAAATACTAGCTGTCAATTGTGGTATTTTTAGATGTGGTGTTATGAAGGAAAACCACAATCAGATAGATCCACATTTATCTAAAATATATTGTGAAATTCTTGTTAGAGACGGCAAAATATATGGGTGTGGTAAGCCATTTCGACTTGTTAAAAACGGTGGTACATGGTCACCCGTGGTATGTGATTATATTTAATGGTATGTTTCATATACATAAAATATTGATAGATCGTTACAATTTTATCATGATAATGACGGGTGAAACTCTAGATGTTTGGACTCATGAGATCCCGAGACGTAAATCTGTCACGAATGATTCTGGGAAGAGAATTACTAAATCTGATGATTATCGTAGAGTCTCCATTACTTACCGAACAGTTTGATTGAAAAATATATTAGATGGTATATCCATCCAATATATAAAATAATTATTTGACAAAATGGCGGGATTTTCGAAAGTTTGTTTTAAATTGTTTTCCCATTCTACAAAAAACAATCCACTCTAAATCTAACTAACTATGGAATCTCCGGAAATTCATCGTATTGAAATGGGTCCAATGCTCAAATCCCCAACGATGAGTGGAGGTTCACCAAAGATGACATCGCTGTTTGATCCATTTGGTGGGGAAAATAATCAGGGGGGTTCGAATAGCACCCTTGTATGGTGGGTAATAATTTCAATAGTTACATTCTTTATCATGTTGATCGTTAATATCTTCTTTGTATATGTTCCAATTTCCAGGATGGAGGAAAAGTTCGACGCTACTACACAAAAATTAGATGATGTTGGAGTTTTTGTTAAAGATGCAGCTGTTGGCGTCGATAGGATAATCAAAGATGTAGAGGAACTTGGCAAAATTGCCGTCTCTGAATTTGATAAGGTCAAGGGTGGTATATGTCTATGGCTTCGTACCGAGGGTATTGATTTTCCATATTGTTCAGAAAGTGGAGTAAATGAAGTATTGGCTAGTAGTAACACAAATAGAAGATTTACATCTAGATGTTCCAAGGAAGAACTGGGAACTTCAAAATGAACTTATGAGGTCTAATCAAACGATATTCTAATTATGAAATATAATACTTGAATATATTATCATCATTACTTGAATATATTATCACCATTACTTGAATATATTATCACCATTACTTGAATATATTATCACCATTATTTAGTTAAATAATGGTGATAAAACACCCGTGGCCCAGTGGTTAAGGCATCGTGCTTATAACGCGAGGATCGAGGGTTCAAACCCCTCCGGGTGTATCACTCCACTTCTCGAGAAGTGGAGTGATAGATTATCAAATCTATCACTAATGTGTTACATGACACATCGTTATATGGAATATTATCGACAGAACCTGTCGA